GTTCCGGTTTCAGGTGGGATGCCGGCGCCCCAACCTGGCGTCGGCCGGACTCGTGCCGCGCGTCGGCGTGAGCGTCGTCGTAGGAGCCGTGGTCATTCTGACCCGTCAACCTTGTCGACTGCTTCATCCACATCCTCATCGCCATCGTCTTCCCGCCCGTCCTCCAACGATCCGTCTTTCGACTCACAGTCGAATGGCTCCTCGCTCAGCTCTATTGCCTCCGACGCCACGCGCGCGCCCGCCCAACCGGCTGTTGGGCGCGTGTACGCAGCGTTGACACTGGCGGAGGCACAGCTGATTGATGGGTTGCCAGATTTGACGCTGGAGACGGGTGAGGAGCAGTCACGCAAGAAGCTGAATCTGATTACCAAACTCCTGACGATACACACTAACGTCAACACCCGCGCTTCTGTTAAAGATGCGCAGGTGGTTGATGTGGTCTCTGGTAGTAATCGAATGGGCATCTCGCGTGTAGTTACGATGGCTTATGATGCGCGGGCCAGGGCCGTTGCACCCTCGCTCGTGCTGGCGCAGAAACGAACGACGAGTTTTGCGCGGATGTTGGATTGGCAGAACTGGATGTGGAGTTGGTTCGTTAGTGTACCGCAGCAGCCTTATTGAGTACTGGCGCGTGTTGATGACATTGAGTTTGTTGACGGGGTTGTGCCGTTGGCGAACAATCGATTCGACACGCTGTGCCTTGGTAAAGGCTCAATTGATACGGTGGATCCGAAACACCGTCTGCTGCGATACACTGACGTGGTTTGTCCCCTGGAGCAGCAGCTCGGGGCGACAGTTTTGGGGGCCATTGGCGCACCTCCGTACGTATGTCGTACGTGTATGTGTAATTGTCACAATGCTTTTTGTAATCGTCATGCAAAGATTCAACCAGCCGTACAGCGTCGTGTTGATTGTGCCAATTTCGCGTCGTATATCGACGCGTGCGTCGATGGGTTTGTGGACGTTTTCAGCCGCGTTGATTTCTCGTGGCTCGGCAAATGGCCTCTGACGAAACGGGATCAAATACTTCGGTCGCGCATGGTCGACCGGTTGTGCCCGTCTAATGTGACTGCTTTGGTTAAGCGCGAAGTCGTCACACGTCGGCCTACGAAGGCACGTACCATACATAGATACGAGAATCTGGTTACTCAGGCTGAGTTCGCTTCGACGTTTTCTGCGTTACAGAAAGCATCGTTAGTCGATTTCGAGTTCGTGCCAGGTGTCGTATGTACGTTCGCCAGTGGTTTGTCACTTCCAGAGTTGGGCGCCTGGATGGATGACAACCTTGCCGAGGGGAATACGTGGTTTTATGAGCGGGATGGGAAAAACTGGGATTCGACGATGCAGATGGATCACTTTCTCCTTCGTGATCGATTGTATCAGCGCATCCCAGGTTTGTCGGAGTTCGCGAGGGCGTGTTATAGAGTTGTTGCTAGGGGATGGAAAAGCACTCAGTCCATTAAATACATTTTGGACGGTACTGTTAAGAGTGGTCATAATGACACGTCCCTAGGCAACTCCATTGTAAATGCCGTCATCATGAGCGCCGCCATGCATGAGTTGGGGTTACGAGGTCGCATTATTATTGCGGGAGACGATGCCCTCGCAGCAATGCCTACGGATTTTGATCTGTCCGCGTTGATGCGTGTGGAGTCGCTTTATGGCATTGTGCCTGAAGCCCGTAAGTTTAATAATGTGCTTGATGTTTCCTTTATCTCAGGCTATTGGTGGCCGGCCCGTGGTGGATGCATTTTCACGCCCAAGATAGGTAAGAACATTGCAAAGTTGTTCTCTACCACCCGTCCTCCGTCACACCGGCAGCGCCAACAATACATGCATTCCGTTTGTTTCGGAATGCTTCAGCTTATCGGGATGTTCCCGATAATTAATACATTTCTACGACGGCACGACCCCGGCGGGGTCGACGTAGTGCCACCTTGGTTGCTCGTCGAGAAATATTGGCTGCGGTTTGGCGCTAACCGATGGTGTCCCCCAGAGGAGGCGGCACGTATGATAGCGATGCGCTATGACGTGTCTCTGGAGGAAGTGTGGGAATTAGATGCGTGGATGGATAGGATCGCGGGGGGGCCAGCGCTGATACAACACTCAACGTTAACTAGGATTATACATAGTGATACGTGTGATATACATGAGCGCCCACTGGCCCGGGAATGATAAAAATGTCATCAGTGGCCCCGATTTTATCACCTCCGGCGGACGTTGTCCGCCACCTCGAGTCGCTCGGGGTAAAGGAGCACGCACTAAAATGGATCGTTAAGAGTCTTCACCCGCCCACAGCAGCCAAAGGCACGGGCATACCTGATGAGTCATATGATGATGCTGTCAATGCGGATTACCGCACTACCAGCGTTATTCAAAAAGACCCATCATTGCCGGCTGGTAACTGGGACCTCTGCATTATTAAACCCCCCGGCGATTGTGTCGGGGCATACATTGCTCAAGGGGCCGCAGGTACCAACTTTCAATCGCCTGGCGTTAAGACTACGATCACGACAACAGTTAAAATACAAGATTGTGAGTGGACCACCGTAGGGTACATGAGCACGACACAAGATGTCCTGGTTGCTGCCGTTCCTACTCTGACCCGGATTGCACCCCAAAAGTACGCTTTGAATGCGCCCACATCAGCCCCATTGATGTGGCGCAAGACTGCGTCATCGATTACCGCGTATATGAGCGCTTCGGCTATTGCCGATCAGGGTACGGTTTATGCCGCCCAGATGGAGCGCGATTACGTTTATGGTATCGAGGATTTTGGCGTGTTGACCAATCCGGGCCCTGGGGGCAACTTGTTGTACCGCCGTGCCCGCGTGTCGGTGCCACTTACGGAAACAGATATGTTGTTGATTGATCCTAAGACTTATACAAACAACGCCCGTGCGGGTTGTTACCTACCTTTGCGCCTTGGCGGGCCCATACAAGGCTTTCAAAAGTTGGTGATGTGTTCTGGTGCACCATTCACCTCACAGACCGCCGCGATTCCGGCGCCCACAGATTACGTGTATTACCCATATGCTTACGGTGCGGCTGTAGGACCTAATACAGCAACACCGGCAGTACTTGTGGCGAACCCAGTGTCTGTTCAAGCCGAGATTAGCGGCATGGATGTGAATGGCTTGATGGCGCCTTCGGCGCAGCTGCCTCGGCCCGTTGATGCCCAACTTAACAACGAAGTCGTCGTCGATTTCGGTTACGACAACGTTGCAACGTCGGTGATCATCTTCCGTGGCCTGGACAGCAGCGCGAGCATCACTTTGAAAGTTTACGACTCGCTCGAGATTGTCCCGCAGGTTGCGTCGCCCTTCAAACAGTTTGTTGAGGAGCCGGCGGAGTTTAATCCACTGGCGCTTCATTTCTATCGCCATGTCGTTCGAGCGTGTCCGGACGTTTACCCCGCGGATTACAATTCGTGGGGTAAGGTCTGGGACGTGATCAAGCGTGTGGCGCGTGAAGTGTGGCCCGTGTTGAAACCCGCCATCCCTAAGCTAGTTGATGCGGCGACGCGTGCAGCTTCGGCTGCACCTGCAGCGATGACCTTTGGCGGTCGCGCACCTCCCTTAGTGCAATACAAGAGCAAGTCCATGGCGCCCCCGGTTAAGGGGCCCAAGCGCCGTAAGCGCAAGTTGGCTACTTGATCTTGTATTGCGCAAGTTAAC